CATGGCAGGGAAACACCGTGAAGAACCGGGCACGGTCACGGGCATATTTCCCAGCGCAAGATTGGCGGGCGGTGGAAAAAAAAGGCGAGATACCAAAAACAGCTTACTGGATCATGAAGTCCGATTGCGTGACTGTATACATGGATGACGCAGGCGTATTCGGCGACAAAGGACGACTTTATTACAAGTTTACAAATCCTCAAAACGGTGAAACCGCGATTTTTAGGCAAGAAGATGTTTTACATATAAAAAACTGGCTGTCGTGGGATGGAGTCATGGGCATATCGGTAAGAGATATCTTGAAAAGCACAATTGACGGCGCCGGATACTCTCAGAAGTATCTTGAAAAGCTGTATCAAAGCGGTCTGACTGCATCAAGTGTCCTGCAGTATACAGGCGACCTTAACGAAAAAATAAGGCAACAACTTGAAAAGCAATACAATGACTTGCTTACGGGCGCAAATAACGCAGGTAAGGTTGTGGCATTGCCTTTAGGCATGAAATTAGAGCCTTTAACATATACCTTGGCAGACGCTCAGTATATGGAGCTTAAGAAGTACAGTGCACTGCAGATTGCAGCAGCTTTCGGAGTTAAGCCGAATCAGATAAATGACTATGAGAAGAGCAGCTACTCAAATTCAGAGTCGCAACAGCTTAGCTTTTTAGTGGATACTATGATGTACAGGCTCAACCAGTACGAGCAGGAAATCAACTATAAGTGCTTGACGGATAAGCAAAGGGCTGACGGCTTTGTATACAAGTTTAACGAAAAAGTGCTTTTAAGGGCAAACATGGAAACGCAAATGCAGTCGATAACATCGGCGGTGCAAAACGGTATATATACACCAAATGAAGGCCGTCACCTTTTAGACCTTCCTTCAAAGGACGGTGGCGATGTGTTAATTGTAAACGGAAATTATGTACCGCTTACGAATGTCGGAGCTGCATACAATATCGGAAAGGAGGGCAAAGAAGATGATACTTAAGATAAAAGGCGACATAGTCAGTAATGAGATGAAAGAAATATACGACTGGTTCGGATACGATTGTACAACACCGAACGATGTAATTACTGCAATCGAAGAGATGCCAAAAGGCGACAGATTGCAAGTAAAAATAAATTCGGGCGGTGGCGATGTACTTGCAGGTCAGGAGATTTATAGCACGCTTAGAGGTCGTAACGATGTAGATATTGAAGTGGAAGGCTTAGCGGCATCCGCTGCATCTGTAATCGCGATGGCGGGCAAAAGCACAATATCACCCGTGGGCATGCTTATGATACACGATGTGTCGGTAAGCTACACAAGCGGTAATCATGCACAACTTAGCAAGCAGGCTGACACATTAAAGGCATGGGATGAAGCCTTAGCAAGTGCTTATGTCGAAAAAACAGGCAAGAGTAAAGAAGAAATCATAAAAATGATGGATGCGGAAACATGGATAACTGCCGATAAGGCGGTTGAAATGGGATTTATAGACGCCATAAGTCAATCCGGACAGGCAGTAATCACAAACAGCATGGGAAATCTGAAGATTACTGACGAAATGATACAGCAGTATACAGCTGAAAAGGCTGGTATTGAAGAAGCAAAAAATAATTTGTTAAAAGACCTTGATGAATTCGGGGCATGAAAGGAGCAAAGATATGAATTTACAGGAATTACTTGATGCAATAAATGCAAAGAAGCTTGAAGTAAAGAATCTTGCAGAGCAGGGAAAGATTACAGATGCAAAGGCTGCAAAGGAAGAGCTTGTTAATCTTCAGGAGCAGTACAATTTGCTTAAGGACATGGTAGAAGAGGAGCAGAACGGCGCAGCAAAGCTTGATGATAAGAAGCCTGCAGGCAATGTAGTCGATGCAGTGCATGATTTTGCAGAGGCGGCAAGACATGGTTTTTACACCAATACAATGACAGAGGGTACCAAGGCCGACGGTGGTTATACTGTGCCTGAAGATATCAAGACAAAGATTAATCAGTATAAAAAGGATATGTTCTCATTAGAGAGTCTTGTTGATGTTGAAAAGGTAAGCACTTCCACAGGTCGCAGAACTTATCAGAAGAGAGCACAGGTTGAAGGCTTTAAGGCAGTTTTAGAAGCAGGAAAAATTCAGGCTGCTGCAACTCCACAATTTGAGATCTTAGAGTACGCTATCAAGAAGTATGCAGGTTATATGCCTGTTGCAAATGAGCTTTTGGCTGACTCTGATGCAAATATTGCAAATGCACTTGTTAAGTGGTTCGCTGAACAGGATATCGCGACAAGAAATGCGCAGATTTTGACAGTAATCGGAACAAAGACAGAAACAGACCTGAAGAACCTTGACGGAATTAAGAAGGCTGTAAATGTGACTTTAGGCTCTGCATTTACTGGCAGTATTACAATCATGACAAATGACGATGGTCTCCAGTATCTCGATACCTTAGTGGATAAGAACGGAAGATACTTGCTTACACCAAGCCTTCAGGATCCGGCTAAGAAAGTCCTTGCCGTTGGCGCGTCTACTATCCCAATCGTGGTAGTGCCAAACTCAATTTTGACAACTAAGACCAATAAGGTGCCTTTTATTGTCGGAGATTTCAAGGAAGCTATAAAGCTTTTTGATAGAGACAAGCTTAGCATTATGACTTCCAACGTCGCAGCAGTCGGACAGCTTAACGCTTTTGAACAGGATTTGACACTCTTCAGGGGAATTGAGCGCCTTGACTGCAAGACAAAGGATGCGAGCGCATTTGTAAACGGATATATTACTGTAACCCCTTAATGAAGCTTTAGCCCTTGCGTCTGCAGGGGCTTTTTTGAAAGGTATTAGCCTATGACGATTGAGGAAGTAAAGGACTACTTAAGAGTAGACGGAGATGATGACGACAATATCATAAGAACGATGATGGAAGCATCAAAAGAATACATCGTGTCCGCTGTAGGCGAATACGATGAAACAGATAAGACGGCAAATCTTCTTTTTTGTGCGATAGTGCAAAATATGTATGACAATAGAGAGTTAATGCAGTCGGATATACAGCAAAGAAAAGCGATTGAATACACTTTTAAAAGTATTATCTTGCAACTGCAAATGAAAAAGTCGCTTAAGGGGGATACATGAAAGGCATAAACCCCGGAAGACTTAATAAGAAAGTCAATATATTGCGATACATAGAGACAGAGGACGAACTTGCCAATATTGTGAGTACTTTGTCAGTGCATAAAAAAGTTTGGGCAGAGATAAGACCGCTAAGGGGAAGTGAGCAATTAGAGCACTATAAGACGACAAGCAAGCTTGTATACAAAATTACAATCAGGAACACAGATGTAACTGAAAAAGATGTGATTGAGTATCAAGGCGGGCAGTTTCTTATAAATTATATTGTAAATCCCTTGGAGGCAAATTATTACTTAGAGCTTATGTGCACAGAAAACAAAGACCATGAAGAAAGGAGGGAGTAATGGAGTCAGTACATTTTATCGGACTTGAAAGCTTACTTGAAGACATGCAAAGCATGGTGACACAGTCGCCTGACGAGTTAAATAATGCGGTAATTAAGACGGCTAAGGCGTGGACAAAGGACTGCAATGCAAAGATGCCATCAAGCTATAAAAGTGGTGCAAAAGGCTTGAAAAGATGGAAAACAATGAAGAATTACAGCCCTTTAGGAATGATCGCAAGTGTTGAGGTCACGAATAAAGCGCCACACTTCCACCTTGTCGAAAATGGCCACCGTAAATTTATAAATGGCGTGGACGCAGGCGGATTTGTTGAGGGCAAGCATTACGCAGAAAAGACAAGAGCAGAGTATGAAAGCAAATACCCGGACATGATGCAATCGGCTATAAATAAGGTCTTAGCAGATAGGGGGCTTTCATGATTACATATGCCGACATTATCAAAGAAGTGAATTTAATTTTAAAAAAAGAATATCCCAATATCAAAAGATACGGAAATGACACTGTTGATAATGCAGTGCCACCGTATTTTTTTGTTGAGGTTGTGCCATTCGGTACGGACAGAGAGAGTCAGAACATGATGCATAAGTCATGTTCGGTGAAAATCACTTTCGTACAGAAGATAGCCAAACAGGTTGAAGCGCTTGAGGTTGTCGAAAATATATTCAATGCCTTGGGCATGGTCTTAGTTATCAAAGACAGGCGACTACTTGTTACAGAGTACACGCACGACTATATCGAAGACAATGGCAACATTCCGCAGATGTCCTTTAAATTGGACTGGTACGAAAGTACAGAATACCATGACGGCGAACTTATTGAAGATATTCATTTGAACATAGAAAAGAAAGGAAGTAGATAAATGGCAAAATTAACATCACCAAGTATCACCATCGCCTTTACAGAAAAGGGCGCAAGCGCTATCGAAAGAGGTGAGCGTGGCATAGTTGCCCTTGTCCTGAAAGGCTCAAGGCAACAGTCATTTAAGGTCGCAAGCATAAGCGATATACCTACAGGCGTGCTGAACGAAGAGAATGAGCAGTATGTAAAAGATGCTTTAATCGGCTATACTCATGCGCCTAAGTATGTACTTGTTTATGTCATGCAGACAGGTGCAGACATGACAAAGCCGTATAAAGATATGTTGCAATTTTTCGAAAATGAAAAATTCACATACATGGCTATACCATCCGTTAAGACGGACAGCAAGGTGCAGGATGTACTGACATGGGCAAAGAAGCAAAGAGGCGAGCATAATCTTGTAAAAGTCGTATTGCCCGAAGCTGTAGGCGACAACGAGGGTATTATAAACTGGAATTCAACCTTGTACAGAACAAAGGAAAAGGTGGTAACACCTGAGCAAGGCACTGCAAGAATTGCGGGATTGCTTGCAGGCACAGGCTTTAGCGTATCGGGCACATATGCACCTTTAAATGACTTTGTAGATGTAAACAGACTGACAAAGGCTGATCAGGATACAGCGGTAGGCGATGGAAAGCTTATAGCCGTTTGGGATGGCGAAAAGGTAAAGCTTAATCGTGCTGTAACATCACTTACAACCACAACAGCTGAAAAGGGCGACAGCTTTAAGAAGATTAAGCTTGTTGAGACTATGGACATGATGGAAGACGACATCAGAAAGACCATAGAAGACAATTATATCGGCAAGTTCTCAAACAGCTATGACAATAAGTGCTTGCTTATAACTGCCGTAAACGCTTATTTTATGAGCCTTGTCAATGACGGACTTATCTCGGTTGGACAATGTCAGATTGATGTAGATGCACAGAAGCAGTGGCTTAAGGCACAGGGCAAAAAGGTCATACTTGAAGACGGAAGCGAAAAGGGCATTGATGATTGTACAGACGAGGAGATCAAGAGAGCAAACACAGGTTCGCAGGTCTTTTTAAAGGCGGTTGTATCCTTAGTTGATGCGATTGAAGATGCGTCTTTAAAGATTTCAGTGTAAGGAGGTAGCACATGAAGAAAATTGCATCAAATCAGGTCGTAAATGGGACTTGGGGTGAATTGTGGGTTGATGATGAGTATATTGGCGAGGTTATGTCTTGCAAAGGCGAAGTAAATGTGTCTTATACAGATATATCTATGGTCAGAAGTCTCACGGCAGGCAAGAAGATGACAAAGCTTGAAGGAAAAGGAAGCGTTAAGCTTCATCATGTGAGGTCGAATATTTCAAAGGCTATATCAGATAAGATTAAAAAGGGGCAGACTCCTGATTTTAAGATTATCGCAAAGCTTGCAGATCCGGACAGCTTAGGAGTTGAAAGAGTAGTCTTTTATCATTGTAAATTTGATAAGGCTATCTTAATGGACTGGGAAGTGCAGAAAAATACTGAAGAGTCTTACAGCTTCACTTTTGAAGACTGGGCTTTTCTTGACGATATAAGAGCATAGGAGGAGTAAAAAATGGCATCTTTGATGGAAAAGTTAATGAAGCTTGATAGAGATAAGCTTCTTGAAATACCCACTGAAAAAGTAAAAGCTTGTCACTTATCAAAAGTGGCAGGCGAAGATGTAGAAATTACGGTAAAAGCGTTATCGGGTAGCCGATACACTGAAATCATGTCAAGCGCGACAAATAAGTCCGGTAGAGTAGACATGAGCCGTGTGTATGACACGCACGCTATGGTAGTAGTAGCAGGTTGCATTGAACCAAATTTAAAAGACAAGGAACTTAAGGAGCACTATAAGGCGGAAACCCCGAACGACCTTGCAAAAATGCTCTTTCCGGGTGGTGAACTTGTAAAGATTTCAGAAAAAATCGGAGAGCTGTCAGGATTTGGCAAGAAAGACGATAAAGACGATAAAGACGATGCCGATGATGGTATCGAGTACGACGATATAAAAAACTCATAGAGACTGATGCGGATTTTCAGGCGATGTATTACTTATTTGTAAATCACGACTGGAGCCCGTCAGTCTTTTTTGATGCGCCTTTTTCTGACAAGGTGCTGATAAAGCACTTTATAAGAAGAGAGGTAGAGGAAGCAAAGGAAAGGAGCGAGCGCGATGGCTAGGCAGGTGGATGTAGAATTTCGGTTCTTAGACAATTTTACAAGTAGTTTTAACTCAACAATCGGCACGCTCACAAGTGGCACGGCCGCCGCATCAAGAGCATGGAAGGGAGTCGAGAAGGCAGGACAGAGTATAAGTAATTTAGGCGCTAAGCTCACGACCGGAGTAACGCTCCCACTTGCAGCAGTTGGCGCAACAAGCTTTAAAAGTTTCGGTGAAGTCGATAAGACGCTAAGGCTTGTAAGTGAAACCATGGGAAGCACAGCCGATGAAGCAAAAGTACTTGAAAGTGCGATAAAAACTGCTGCATCTAATTCCACATTTGAGATGCAGGATGCGGCGGATGCTTCTTTGAACTTTGCAAGACAAGGTTTTGGTGCGTCGCAAGCGGCGGATATGATAGCACCTGCAATGAATTTAGCAGCAGGTACGGCATCGGACTTGTCAATGGTCACAGGCGGACTTGGCAATACCTTAAAGGCTTTTGGAGCAGATGCAAGCGAAGCAAGTCACTATACAGACATGATGGCAAAGGCACAGGCGCAAGCAAATACAGATGTTGAAGGATTGTTCGAGACTATGAGCATTGCAGGTTCTATGGCTAAAACTGTAGGATGGAGTTTTTCGGACTTGGCGACAATAACGGGAGTGTATGGCGATGCAGGTGTAACCGCATCAGTAGGAGCAACGGCAATCGTTAGCGGACTGCAAAGACTTTCAAAGCATGAAGCGGAGGCTACTGGTGTAATGAAAGACCTTGGAATAAATATATATGATGCTAATGAAAAAATGAAGTCGATGCCAGAGGTTATCGGAGAACTTCAAAAAGGTTTTGAGGGTTTAACGGACTTAGAGAAGATAAATGCTGCGCAGTCAATCTTTGGAATAAATCAGGCAGGAAAATGGTTGACACTAATCAATGGTCCGGGCATTGAAGCACTTCAAGGCTACAAAGATAGTATTGAGGGAGCGACAGGAGCGTCTCAAGCTATGGCAGACGCACTTATGAGCGGTCCGGGCGGTGCGATGGAAAAACTGAAAGCATCTTTTGATGTCTTTAAGTACAGTGCAGGTGAAGCACTTGCAGGTGCAGTCGTGCCGTTTATTGAAAAAATTACAGAACTACTTGATAGATTTAACAAGATGGATCCAGAACAGCAAAAACAAATTGTCCGTTGGGCAATGATGGCGGCAGCTATCGGACCTGCCTTGCTAATTTTCGGAAATACGGTGAGCATGGTCGGCAAAGTTGGCGGAGCCTTCTCAAGGCTTGGAAGATTTGCAAGCATTGCAACTAGAGGTTTTTCAGGATTGTCGGCAGGCGGTGGAGTTTTGAGAACCGCAATTGCTGCAATTGCATCACCTGCTGGCATTGTAATAGCAGTCTTGGCGGCGGTGGCGGTTATCGCCCTTGCCGTGGCTACAAACTTTAAGGCCTTTAAATCTGCTATGAATTCAAGTTCGCCAACTTTCAAAAAACTGCAGGAAAGCTTTAATAATCTTAAGGCAAAAATTGAGCCTTTTATACCACAAATCAAGCAAGTAATCGGCGTTATCGGTGAGGGTATTGCCTTAGCCGTTGGCGTGGCCGTATCTGCATTTGCAGGCTTTTTAAGCGGTGCGATGACGTACATCGGCGGGGGTTTAGAAGTGGTTTTCGGGATCATAACATTTATAACCTGGGGTTTCACAGGCGACTGGAAAAAAGCATGGGACGGCATTACTCAAATATTCAAAGGTTGGGCAGGCATGATAAAGGGCATTATTGAAGGCATAAAAGGCGTAATCGGTGGAATTGTTGACGGTATAAAGGGAGTAGGAAGCTTCTTTACAGGTGGCGACAGCAAAATCGCAAAGGCTACTACAGTGCCAGCAAAGGCAACTGGCGACCTAAACTGGATGGGCGGCTTGGTGCAGGTAAGTGAAAAGGGTGGCGAGATTATCGACTTGCCACACGGTACAAGGATTTATCCGCATGACGAAAGCGTCAGAATGGCAAAAGGTGCAGGCGGTACAGTTTTCCAAATGCCCAAATTGGCCGACCAAATCATTGTAAGAGAAGAGGCAGACATAGAAAAAATAGGCGATGCTGTGGCAAGAAGAGTTATAGCGTCTAGGAGTAATAGAGGAGGTATGAGTTTTAGTGCAAATATGGCTTAAGAGTGGCGCACCTTTGCGCTTCCCCGTACTTCCTTCGGAATACAAGGTGCAAGGAAGTCGGGGAATTGAGACAGTAAATATTAATGCAGTTGGTGAAACCGACTTAGGCGGAATGAGGGGACTGAGAACGGTCTCCTTTTCTTCCTTTTTTCCGAAGCGTTATGATGCTTCATATTGCGAATTTAGAGGTATCAAAAATCCGCAAAGATACGTCAAGCAGATAGAGCAAATGATGAATAACGGCATTGTCAAACTAATCATAACCGGAACCGCTATAAACTTCCCTTGCAGAATATCTTCTTTTGAATGGGGAGAAGACGACGGAACAGGCGATATAAGGTTTTCGATAGCCTTAAAAGAACATAGAAAGATTGCAATATCGCAGTCAAGTGTGGTTGCAGAGAGTGCAACTGCTACACAGACGGCAAGCGAAGATACAAGCGCAAAGGATACGGCAAAAAGGGAAGATACAAGAGAAAAGCCGAAAACTTACACTGTCAAGCGTGGTGATTGCTTGAGTTCAATTGCAAGAAAGCTGACAGGTTCATCAGACTGGCACGCACTGTATGAGCAAAATAAAGGTATTATCGGAAGCAATCCAAATTTGATAAGAGACGGCACAGTCTTAGTAATTCCGTGAGGTGATACATGGTCATAAAGCTTATAAAAGACACAGGCGTTATTTATGACATATCAAACGCTTGTGCAAGAATAATTTGGAAAGGCTCTGCAAGTGAAGCATCAAGAAGTGTAGATTTTGACTATATCAATGCGCCTTATGATAAAACTGTAAACCTCCCGGTTATCGCAACAGGCGACTACATATCGCTTGAGGACAGCGGGGAAGGCGAAATCTTCTTCGGGCAAATATTCGGAGTAGAAAAATCAAGCCAAACGGGCACTATAACCTTTACGGCTTATGACATGATGAAGCACTTGCTTGAGTCCACAGGGCAATATAACTTTAAAAATCTTACAGCTGAAACGATAGCTTCTCAAGTATGCGCTGATATACAAGTGCCCATAAGGCATTTACACCCCACAGGAGTAAATATCGCAAGTATGATATGTGACAAAATGAAAATGTACGACATTGTGATGGCTGCATATACAAAAGCGCATAAAATCACGGGCGATAAATACTTTGCAATGATTTATAAGCGCGGACTTGGTGTATATAAAACTGAATGGACTGTAAAAGGCTTTACGCTTTCAGAAGACTCAAATATATACGCAAGTAGCATATCAGAGCGTATGGAGGATATAAAAAACAAGGTCTTGATATTTGACGATAAGGGAAAGCAAATCGGAGAGGTAAAAGACGACGGAAGCATTAAGAAGTTCGGTATCTTTCAAGAGATTTACAGCAAAGAGGAGGGCATAGACCCCACAACTGGAGCGAAAAATCTTTTGAAAATCAAGCCGACTCAGGCGATAAAGATATCGGCTATAGGCGATATAAATTGCTTATCTTGCTACTTTGTAGAGGTAAAAGATACAGCTGCAGGCTTATCGGGCAAGTACTGGATAGCTTCAGACAGTCATACTTTTGAAAACGGCACGCACAAAATGGAACTTGAACTTAGGTTTGATAGCTTGATGGATACAAAGGACATAAAAGAAGATACTGAGAAGAAAGAAGAAAAGAAAGAAAGCAAAAAGGAAAGCAAAAGCAAGGCGAAGAAGTCGAGTGGTACACCTGAAAAGAAAAAGAGTAAGCAAAAAGAAATTCTTGAAAGTGTAAAGAACAGAGTCAAAGAGCAACAGGCGCCTGCAGTGTCAAAACCTGCAAGACCTGAGCGAAAGAAATATACAGGAATGATGGAGTAGGCTATGAGTTGGACAGACGCATTTATAAATACAGATAACGGCGATTTATCGGACGGTATACAGGTAGCTGAAATGGTGAGTTCTAACTCATGCAAGATAGGCGACTTGATACTGACTGCAGAAGATTTGCTTTTTAATGAGAATTTGACGGTAAAAATTGCAAGCAAGGTATCAGGGCAATGCCCCGAAGTGGGAGCTTTGCAGGATACAAGCACATACTTATCACCCTTGCAGGCAGGTGACAAGGTGGCAGTATACAAAGTTAAGGGAAGCAATCCGAACGACTACACATCAACTCTTTACTTAGTTTTAGGAAAGTTGGTGAAACTATGAGCATACTGCCAAGCTTTTTACGGGAATTAAGCGACACACAGACGATAAAAGAAGAAGATAGCCAAGTGGTCAAGGTGCCGAAAGAATACGACATAGACTTTCAAACCGGACAGCTGACAGGCAAAATAGTCGAAGGCTTGGAAGCTATAAAAGTATGGATTTGGCTATGTATGCATACAGAACGCTTTAGACATGCGATATACTCTGCAGATTATGGCACAAGCTTAGAGCAGTATATCGGCCATATGCTTAGCGAGGAGTACATAAATACGGATTGCGAAAGTGAAATATCTGATGCTTTGCTTATAAATGAATACATAGAGAGTATAGAAGATTTTGAAGCGGTCAGAAATTCCGACAGCTTGAATATATCTTTCAGAGTAATGACAAAATTCGGAAGTTTGGAGGTGGACGAGGTTGTACGAAGATAAAAATTATAAAAGTATCCTTGCCGATATGAAAACATATATCGGCGATGAGATAGTCAAGTCGGAAGGTAGCTTGGTACATAATGCCTTGTCTGCCCTTGCTTATGAGATTGAAAAGCTGTACATTCAGATGGACTTTATCATTGAGCAAAGCCACGCAGGCACTGCGGATATAGAGCATTTAGAGATGATCCAGCGATAGTTTGCTACA